ATTTTGTGAGGCCGGTGTGTTCACTTATTGTGAGCACCGTGCCCCGCTTTTTTGTGACAATTGCCCCTGCAGTTTCGCTAATACTTATCTGTCTGTTGACAGTTTGTATTATATGACACCGTCAGAGGTTAATGTCGTCGTGCAAAAAGCTCCCCTGGTTGCTGTAGTTCATGACTTCAGCAAGTCTCAAGGCAAGTTTTATGATGAAGCCACCTATGCCGTGTCATCTTTGGGTGACGTGACTATGGTGGTGAATGGATCATCCATTGCCTATAAGCATTCAGCTTTGGGTTGGTTGCGTGGTGCCAGTTCATTCTGGGACAACACAACCGCCACAGGTATGTCATGGTATTTGGTTAAGACGGTTGGCACGTCACTTATTTATAAGTTTTTGCCAATCGATCAGCCTGTTATCACTGACCCTGTGTCTCTGAGTGCTAAGTTGACAAACCAGGATCTGTACTGCGACGCTGGCAATATTGCCTGCGACCAGTTTTATGGGATTTTGGGAAGAACAACCCTGGTGGCTTTGCCCTGGGGCGGTTCTATCGTGGTTCGCTACGGTACGATGGATGTCACCGTACCTAAGCGAATCGTGACGGTAGCCAGAATGGCTAGTGTTTATTCACCTAGAACATCGGACCAATTTCAAATTGTTGTCCGTAAAGTCAAGGAGCGTGTTGAGCGTGACATGGACATACCTGATGGTGACAAGCCCGATGTGGTCGTTTTAGCGGCCGCTTTAGGGTTTGTTGCTGATATGGATGTTGAAATGTCTTGTCTCAACAGCATTCAAGACGTTGTTGCTGTAAAAGGCGTCAACCATAGTCTTGCCTTGCACTTGAAATCTACCAAACTTATTACGCGCATTGGCATTGCCACCATTGTCGGTACTGTAGCTACCTTTGGGTTTTATCCCAAGATGGGTGTTACCGTGCTTGGCCATGGAATGTTCAGTTCTGCACGTTTGATTGGTGGTTTGTGTTCGACCAGAGGTGTCATCTTGTTGTTGGGCGGGTTGACGTTTGTTCGTTCTTCTTTTTCACCGTTGAGTTTGGGTAACTTTCTCCACTTCGTACAAATTCGTGATCATGGATCACTTGTGCGCGGTGGGTCAACTCCAAACTTGGTGATGCCTGCTTACGAGTCAAATCGTGCAACATTGGCACCTAAGGAGGGTGCCTCTTTCACGTTTTCTTACGCTTGGCGTAAAATTCGTGACAAAGGGGCCCTGTTTTATGGAGTGGGCTTGGCGGCATGTATCCCCGTCGTGTCCACTGACTCCCCTCTTAACGAAGAGAGAGCCATACTCCATAGGGCATTAAACACTAAAGGTTCGGCTATTCGTGGAGAGTGGTCAATGTGTGGAGACCTTACGGAAGAGCTTATACCGACAGTTATTGTTAGGACTTGCTCTTTCGATATTTGGAATTCACGTTTTCCGTTGTCTCGGCAGAGACAACATCGTCGCGCACTTGACGACTTTGAAATGCTCCCTAGCATTTCAGAAGTTCGTAGATCTTGTGTGCGCAAAACATTTATCAAAAGGGAGAAGTTGCTTAAGTCAACAATAGTTGGCGTTGAGGACTTTGACCCCCGTGTTATTCAAGGGGTCGGAGATCTTGCAAACGTGCTTCTTGGTCCCTGGATGTATGCTTTTGGAAAACACTTGGCCAGAGTGTGGAACATTAATCATTCGGTTACGTATGCCTCAGGCATGAATGCAGAGGATTTAGGCAATTGGATGAGCCTTTGCACTGATGAAGGTTATAATTGGTTTTTGGAGACTGATTATAGCCGTTATGATGGGTCTATTAACAGAGAAGCCTTGGAGCTTGAACAATCTGTTTACCATCGCCTCGGTGTGGGCAAATGGGCCGCGCTTGTGTTAGAGCAGCAGCTTGTAGTAGTTGGCAGGTCTAGTCATGGACATCGTTACCGTATTGAAGGTACACGTTGTTCAGGGGATCCTAACACGTCACCGGGCAACACAATCTTGAGTGTGTTTGCCTTGGTTGCGTGTCTCCGAAAACTAGGCATTACTGATTACAAAATCATCGCTTTGGGCGACGACTCTGTCGTTGCTCTCAGACAACGG